AAATATGTCGAGCGGAAACTATTTTACCACAATCACCCAAACAATACCGGGGTTGATTTGGATTTACAATATAAACACACTGAATCTTTTTACACCACAGATGGAAACACTTACCACAAGAGAAAGGCACTCAGGTTTAATTTACCAGTTTGATGTGTATATAATTAAAAACCAGGAAGAAACTTTAGTATTTAATTCAATACTTAATTAATGTACTCACAAAATAACGAGGAAAAAATAATAACAGACTTTTTCGGTGACTTTAAAGGTCACTTATTAGACATTGGAGCGAACGATGGGGAGACGTTAAGCAATTCGAGAAAGTTAATAGAGTTGGGATGGAGCGGTGACTTAATTGAGCCAAGTCCGATTACTTACATGAAGTTACTTAATTTATACATGCATCATGATGAGGTGTATCTTCATAACGTTGCTATCACGGACCAGGTAGGCGAGATTGAATTTTGGGATTGTGGCAGTCATTTAAATAATGGTGATACGTCTTTAGTTAGTACTGCATCCACGATGGATTATGAAAAGTGGAAAGAAACTACCAATTGGGTGAAGATAAAAGTACATTCCGTTGATTTTCAAACACTTCTATTAAAAACCAAGTCACAGACATTTGACTTTATTACTATTGATGCTGAAGGGTATGACTTTAATATATTAAAACAGATAGACTTAGACAAAACAAAAACTAAGTTAATCTGCATAGAACATAATCAAAAGCAATTATCGGACATTGTGGAATACTTAAAAGTGTTTGATTTTAAGACCGTACACATAAATAACGAGAATGTAATTTTAAGAAGATGAAGTTAAGTATATTGATACCAACAGTCCCACAAAGGGAGGTTATGTTTGTAGAGTTAATTAATTACCTATACAAGCAATGCGCTGAGCTATTGAATACAGAAGTTGAAATACTCACGGATGCATCGCCAGTTGGATCAATGACTACCGGAGAAAAAAGAAACAAGTTATTGAATGAAGCTAAAGGCGATTATGTTTGGTTTATAGACGATGACGATTGGGTAAGTGAAACAGCCATTGCGGATATTTTAGAAGGAATTAAAACTTACCCTGATTCATTTGCTATCAATGGCACGTTTACTGAGAATGGCAAGAATTATCATAGATGGTTTATTAGTAAAGACTTAGAATATTGCGCGGATATAATTGACAATGAAGAAGTGTACTTAAGGCCTCCAAACCACATTACACCCATGAAGCGTTCAATAGCCATTCACATAGGATTCCCTTTAAAGTCAAACCAAGAGGATTATGACTTTTGCATGAGGTTAAAAAATAGTAAGTTGATTAAAACGGAGTACAAAATAGAGAAACCGATTTACAATTACAGATATTTAAACTATAATAAATTGTATTGATGAAAGTTGCAATAGTTACATTTTATGACAATAAGGAGCGGTATATTTTAGCCGGCAATAGACAAAGAAAAAGTTTAGAAAAGGTTGGATTTCCAATGGAAGATTATTTCCAGTTTAGAAATTATGCGGACATTGAATCACCAACGCACGATCAAATACCTTACGCATTTAAACCTAAGTCTATTAAGAAAGTCCGTGACATGGGTTATGACATTGTCATTTGGTTTGATTCAGCTATTTATGCGGTTAAGGATATTAGTGATTTTATAAACCACGTAAAGGAACACGGGCAAGCTTTTTTTGACAATATAGGTTTTACCATTGCAAGCTACACTAATGACATTTGTTTGAAGAAAATGAGAATGAGTAGAAAGACTGCTGAAAAGCACCCAATGATTATGGCGTGTTTAATGGCTTTTAATTTTACCGATAAAAAGACTTGCAAGATGTTTGATGAATTTTACAATGCGGCTGTTCCTGAGATATTTGGAGGTGATTGGACAGACCACAGGCACGATCAATCCGCAATGAGTATTATTTTGGCAAAGAATAAAGTTAAACCTTTGCATCCAAACAATACGTTTTTTGCGTACACTAATCATCCTGGCCACATGCCACATGCAGATAGTTTATGTTTTTTATCAATGGGTTACTAATATGATATACGTTAAAATAATAGCATTTGCAATGATATTTAGCCAGTTTGCTCAAGGCACTAAGTTTCTTAAACGTAAACCATTTACCTGCGTACTTTGTATGACTTTTTGGACTACGTTAATGGTTACTTTAAATAATACTTGGAATATATTTGAGGCAGTAGGTATGGCTTCAATAATGGGATTAACCGCATCACTAATTGAATTTATTTATGTCAGACTTATACGAATCCTCGCTTAAAAAGTTGATTAACAACAAAGAGGCTATTAAGAATTGGAAGATATTTAATATCAGTCCTGGTGATGTTTATTTTTATAAAGGCATTGCAGAGGGATTGAATTACGGGCATGTTAATACCTTCTGCGGTGGATGTATCACTGCTATGTATACTTTTTTGTATGACTTTTTAAAAGAACGTAATGAGCTATAAAATAGTTAAAATAAGTGAGGTAAAACCAAACCCACGCAATCCACGTATAATAAAGGATGCAAAGTTTAAAAAACTTGTTCAGTCTATTATGGACTTTCCGCAGATGTTAAAAATACGTCCTATTGTGGTGAATGAAAACATGGAGGCACTTGCTGGCAACATGAGACTAAAGGCATGTATTGAAGCGGGCCTGATCGAAGTGCCTATCATTGATGCATCTTATCTCACACCCGAACAACAAAAAGAATTTGTCATCAAGGATAACGTTGGGTTTGGGGATTGGGACTGGGATGAGTTAGCGAATGAATGGGAGGCACTTGATTTAAAAGAGTGGGGTATGGATATACCTTTTGAAGAACCTGAAATTGAAATTGAAGCTGAACCTATCAACGAGCCTACAATGAAAATCACATTTAAGTCACCAGAGGACTTGCAAAAGGCTGAAAATGAAATACAAGAAATATTAGATAGAGAATTTGATGGTGCATACTTAAGTATAAATTTATGAGTAAAGAAATTAAAAGAATGGTCGATGATCCTTGGGGGACTGTACAAGGAAAAGAAAACATGTTGGAAGCTTTAGAAAAATCTTTAGGAGTGGTGACAAGCGCAAGTAGGATGTCAGGCGTGCCACGTAGAACGCACTATGAATGGATGCGGAAGGATAAAGATTATAAGGCTAAAGTCAAAGAGATTGAAAATGTAGCTTTAGACTTTGCAGAAACACAATTACACAAACAAATAGCAAAGGGCAATCCTTTATCAACTATTTTTTACTTGAAGTGTAAAGCAAAGAAAAGAGGGTACATTGAGCAGCACAATTTAGAGATTAAAGGAAACATGAAATTCACAGCGGAATTTGGCAAGAGCGATACTATACACCCCACACTCGAATCAGGAGAAGATACACTACTCGATCAATAACGAGCCTCACAAATACTACTTGCTTAATATAGGCAGGCAGTTTGGCAAGACGTTATTAGCAGCGAATCAGTTACTCTATTGGGCATTAAACAATAAAAATGTTAAATGTGCATGGGTGAGTCCTGTTTACAAGCAAAGTAAAAAAGTGTTTCAGGATATTCACAAAGCGTTTATTAAACGTCCTGAAATTTACCGAAGTGTAAACCAATCTGACTTATTACTTGAGTACGTCACAGGATCGACCATTCAATTCTTTTCTGCAGAAAGATATGACAATATTCGTGGGTTTACTTTTGACTATTTGGTATGCGATGAATTTGCCTTTATGGATTCAAAGGCATGGACCGAGGTCCTACGTGCAACGGTATTGGTTAAGGGTAAAAAAGTACTTTTAATTAGTACTCCAAAAGGCAAAAACCATTTTTACAATTTATACCAATTGGATGGGGTGAATCCGCAATATAAGTCATTCACCATGACATCCTATGACAATCCAATTATTACACCTTCTGAGATTGACGATGCAAGGGTCACGTTGCCGGATATTATTTTCAGGCAGGAATACTTAGCTGAGTTTATTGATGGGGGACATTATTTGTTTAATAACATACCTATTGGAATAGGAGAACGTACATCGAGAATGGTAGCAGGATTAGACTTAGGCAGGGCAGATGACTATACCGTACTAACTATCATGAATGACAAAGGTCAAATGGTTTATTGTGATAGGTGGCGGCAAATGGAATGGGCACAGATATTAAACAATGTAAAATCGATTTTAAGAGATTACAGACCTGATTTGTACGTAGAGGTTAATTCTATTGGAGATATTGTTTTAGAGACGCTTAGAAACGATTTGAGCGGTGTATGTAATATACATCCGTTTGTTACCACTGCTAAAAGTAAAACGGATATAATAGAAAGTTTATTAGTTGCAAGCCAAAATAAGGAGGTTACTATTTTAGACTTAGACTGGCTTAAGAAAGAATTTGAGGTGTTTAGTTACGAGTACAATCCACAAAGTCGCATGATTAAGTATTCCGCTCCGGCAGGATTCCACGACGATGGTGTAATGAGTACAGCTATCTGTTACCAAGCATACAAAGATTTTGCAAAAGGTGGTAGGTACATATTACTTTAATTTGTATATTTGACTGATTGATTTGGTTGAAGGTTTAAGAGGTAGCCCCGTAAGGCTGCCTTTTTTTATTTCACAAATTCAACTTACCAATTTTAAAAAATTAGTACTTAATTATATGAAAATAGCACAAAGTTGGAAGGACGTAAACATTAAGCAGTTTATAGACTTATATGACATCGCTCAAGATGAAAGTATTGAAGCTATTGATAAGTCAATACGTATATTCTCAATCCTTAGTGGTTTGACTATTGATGAGGTAGAATCAATGACATTAGATGCATGGGTGCAGGCTCAAAAAGATATTTCATGGGTGCATGACTTCCCAAAGCCTAGCAACCCAAAGTCATTTAGGTTGGGCGGTTATTTATGGGTACCACGTTTAGACATCCGTAAAATTACCGCAGGGGAGTATATTAGTGTGACTGAGCTAACAAAGGAAAAAGAAAATATTGTAATCAACACACCTAAGTTAATTGCTTTATTTTTAACACCTTACAAGGGGTGGTGGATATTTAAACGTAAGATAGATTTGACATTTGAAGCAAAGGTTGAAATACTAAACCATGCAAACGTACAGCAGATTTACCCTATGACGCTTTTTTTTTGCACTCTATTAATCAAATTAGTAGAAGCTATCCCAGACTTTTTGACATCGACAATGAGCCAGTTGAAGGAGAAATACGAGAAGGAGCGAAGTCAGGAATGGGAGCATGGGGGTGGTACAATGTTTTAGATTCTTTGAGTAATTCAGATCGTAGTAAATGGGATTACTTTTTGAACATGGGTGTGATTGAGTTTTTGAATACGTTAGCATTTTATAAGGACAAAGAAAAGCATTTAGAGGAATTAAAAAAAAAGATGAATCGTGGCGCTAAATATTAGTAACGCAAGTAAATATAAAGGAGGTTTGTCATCTTTAGAGAACATCAAAAAGAAACAATCTGATTATTTATCATTTACCAATACGTTGGATATTTTAGTAAGGGCGGTTGGTAGTGTTATGGCAGAGATGCAGGATTCACTTGTTAGAAAGGAATCTAACGCTACAGGCTCATTAAGTCAGTCGATAATAGCCAAGCCTAACGAAGCTACAAAAGAAAGGATAAGCGTTCAGATATTTTACAATAAATACGGGGATGAATTAGACAAAGGACGTAAGGCGGAAGGATTTAATAAAGACAAAAGAAACAAATTACAGCCTGCCATTTATAGGTGGGTTATTAGTCCTGGTAAGCAAGATTCATTTGGAGCTTTTGCAAGTGATAAAAAAAAGGCAAGGTCATTAAGTTATGCAATAGCTACAAAGATTCTTAAAAAAGGTACTAAGGGTAATAAATGGCTAAAAGATGTGATCGGTGAGAATAACGATAAGTTAAACAAATTTATTAGCTCAGAAATTAGCAAGGCATTAAAAAAGGATGTCGAAGTAGTAATAAAAAACGAAGTAGAGAATATCAATGGCAATAACAGTTAATCAGTCCGCACAAAGTCCTGCATTGGGATATAATAAAATACTATATACTTTAGATAGTACGAATAACACGCAACCTAACTTTAAGTATGTAGCAGATGTTTATGTAAATAATTCACCTGATTATGTACGTATTAAAAAGCCTGCGCATCCTACGAATGGTTATGCAGCTTTTGATTTACAAGGTGTGATTCAAGATTATTTTAATGTAGATAGTTGGTCACCTGGATCGAGTGGTGTGGTTACTTGTCCTAACTCTATTGTAGAATACGATGTTAGATGGGGTGAGGAATACGGTCCTGCATCTGGTGTGGTTACTTACCAAAATTTGAGCAGCTCATTAAACAAATATGCAATAAGTGCAGGATTAGATGAATTTACCATTGATGCAGGCAGAAACAATCCTTTATTTAATTACTACCAATACGATAGTAATAATATAAACGGTGGAGCGCAAATGATATTTTTAACTGCCGGAGATAGATTTAGAATAGGTGAGAACGATGACTTTGTACTTGACTTTTATCAGGATAATACCGCAGAGACTTATTTTGTTGATATTCAAACATTTGATGCAAGCGGAAGTGTTATTGATACATACACTTATAAGAATGATCAATATCCTTCTAACACAAGGGCAAAGAAAAGATGCAGAGCCTATGTAGGAACAAGGAACTTGAATGCAGCTTATTTAAGTGTAGGAACTCAGCCTGTAATTGATTCAAGTGTTTATAGTTATAAAATAAGGATTTCAGATTCTACATTAACTTATGTAAGTGATCCGATTACTTTCATAATAGATAGGCAATGTACTAAAGTTGATTATTTACGTTTGACTTGGCTCAATCAATGGGGAGGGTATGATACCATAAATTGTTATGGTGGATTCCAAGAAATGTATAATTACAAGCGGTCAATGTTTAAGAAGTCAAATTATGTATGGGCAGGAACATCCTATGACTTTAATCCAACTGTAAGAACAAATACGCAATTTAATAATGACATTGAATACTCAATAAAAGTTTGGAGCGGATGGGTAAGTGAAGCTGAGAGCGCATGGATTGAGGGTTTATTTAGAAGTAAGGATGTAATGGTAGTAGACACCACTAATAATACTTTAGTGCCTGTTAATTTAAAAACAGATTCATACACTAAGAAAACACATGCAAGGGATGGCTTATTCAATTATGACTTTGAGATCATGCCTTCATTTAATTCAAAAGTACAAAAATGGTAACGGAAATATTTATAAATAATACCGAAGTAGATTTAAGTGAGGATATAAGTATTCCATTGAATTATGCCATTGCGGATATTAGAGAGCCACAGAAAAGGAATACTAATTTTAGTAAGACTGTAGTTTTACCAGGTACTGCAAATAACAATGTTTTATTTTCCCACATTTGGGATATAGGTGTGAATTTAACAAGTAGCGGAGGGACTAATTTTACACCTAACTTCAATCCTAATTTAAAGGCAGATGTTTTAGTATTGCAAGATGGGAATGAAGTATTCAAAGGGTTTGCCAAACTTGACAATATTGTAAACACGGATGGGAAGGTAGAGTATGAGATGTCATTTTATGGCAACCTTGCAAATATTTTCACTACGATAGGGGATAAAAAATTGTCAGAAATTGACTTGTCGGAATATGACCACACTTATAATAAAACAAATCAAGTTAATAGTTGGAACACATCTATTATAAAAAATGGAAGTACCTATGTAAATTTTGCAAGTGGAAATCCTACAGGTGAGGGCTATGTTTATCCTTTAATAGATTACGGGTTTACAAATGGAACTACTTTTAAAGTTGAGCATTGGTTTCCTGCTATTTATGTTAAAACAATTATAGACAAAATATTTGCAGAGGCTGGGTTTCAGTATTCAAGTAATTTTTTTAATAGTACTTTTTTTAAGAGGTTAATAGTACCTTTTTCAAAATCAGTAATTAACTTAAATACTACTCAAATATTAAACCGACAATTTAGATCTAGTAACAATAATATACAAGCAATATTTTTACCTGATCCGAATGTTAGCCAAGCTACAATAACAGAGGATATTGAATTTGACAATGACACTACAGGTTTAAATAACGATGCCGGGAATAATTATAATACTGCAACCTATAAATTTACTGTTCCTTATACCGCAACTTATAAGTTAACATTTTACATGAGTATTAATGTTAAGCATAACAACACAGTAAATAATGATAATGTAAGTGTATTTAGTGATTTAGGTTTTTTGAGTATTAGAACACAAAATCAGGTATTAAGTCAATACACTGTAACGATGTTTTCTGGTCCAAGTATTCAAGCCGGTAATATTCATATAGAAACTCCTGTTGCTATTCCTACAGGATCAACAAGTAGTACAACAACAGGTATTCAGCAAGTTACAGTTTATTTAACTGCTGGTACTCAAGTATGGTGCGACTTTCATAAACCTAACGGATATACTGCATTCATGTATGATAATGGAGGTAATTGTAACTTAAACATTACAACTGATTCCTATTTTGAAGGTGTACTTGCATCCGTTCCAATTATTGAGGGTGATCCTTTATCTTTAAATGATACTTTACCTGAAAACATTAAACAAGCGGATTTTATATCCTCAATATTTAAAATGTTTAATTTATATATTGATCAGGATAAAACAATAACGAATAAATTAGTCATCGAACCTAGAGATGAATATTACTCTTCAAGTGGAAATACTACCTTAGATTGGAGTTACAAATTAGATTATTCTAAGGCATACGAAACTAAACCTATGGGAGACCTTGAAAGTAAAAGATATATTTTTACTTACAAAGATGATGGGGATTATTACAATGAATTTTATAAAAAGAAATATTCAGAAACTTACGGTTATAAAGATTATGAAATTGAAAATGATTTTCTCAAAAGTGATATTAAAAACGAAGTTATTTTTTCGCCTACTCCTTTGGCTGATTACCTTGGCATTGATCGTGTCATTCCTAAAATATTTGTAATTGACAATAACGGACAACCTAAACCTAAAGCAACAAATATTAGAATACTTTATTATGGCGGAGTTAAAAATACTAGTAATCCTTATTCATATGTAGATAATTCAGGAACAACTATTTATACTACATATCCGTATGCAGGGCATTTAGATGATCCTTTGAATCCTACATTGGATTTGAATTTTGGAAGTCCTATTGAGGTATTTTACACGACTTTAAATTACACAAACAATAACTTATTTAATAAGTATTGGAAAAAGTTTGTACAAGAAATAAGTGATATAAATAGTAAAATATTTACTGGATATTTTTATTTAACTCCGTTAGATATTGCAAAACTTGACTTTAAAAACTTTTATTATTTTGAAGGTGAGTATTGGAGGCTAAACAGGATATTTGATTACAACCCTAATCAGATGTCGGTTACTAAATGTGAGTTTATTAAACTTATTGAATATCCTACTTTTGAACCTACAAACACTACAAATGTAGGTAGTGGAGTTTTAGAAGATGGTGTAACTGGATGGTTTAATACTCAAAGAACGGGAACTGTTTTTGGCGGTGATAGTTTAGGTGAAAATGTATTTATAGATGACACTGTTATAGGTGCAAAAGTAAGTGGATCAGATATTTATATAAGTGCAGGGGCAAAAGGAATAAGTGTTTTAGGGTCGAGTGGGGTTACCGTTACAGGGGGTATTGAATATGCAACTGTGTTAAATTCAAATGGAGTAGAAATTACTAAAGATAAATCACTTTACATTAATTCACTTGCAATAAAAGACACAGCTTCGGGTGTTCGTGTTAAATCAATTACGGGTAATTACACAGCTTTATGGAGTGATACCGTGTTATTGGTTAATGCAACAGGCGGAAATATTACAATTACTCTACCGGATAGTGCATTGGTTGCAAGCACAAAAGATGAAATGGGTAAACTATTCTACATTAAAAAAGTAGATGCAAGCGCAAACACGGTTACCATTGATGGCTACTCAGCACAGACCATTGATGGGGCAGCAACCTATGTAATAAACACACAATACGATTCGGTTACGATTGTTTCAGATGGAAGTAATTATCATATAGTTTAAAAAAATGAGTTATAAGTTTATACCCTCAAAGGTTAATAATAGCGGTAAGTTTCTTCGTGTAAGCACGGAAGGTAAATTGGAATGGGCGAATGCAGCAGGAGGTGGGGGTGGGATTTCTTATATTTTAAATCAAAAGCTAACAAATGATTTATCCACAACTAGAAATAATGCATTAAATAATATTCCAAACTTTGTATTTGATTACGAAGCTAATTCTACTTATAGAATAAATTTATACGGAGCAATTAGTTCGGCATCAACGCAAGCAGGATGCGGGTTTGCTTTTGATGTTAGTAGTGCGGTGACTAATGTTTGGTTACAATTTTATCATCAATTAGCAACAGGAGGAACAATCACAGGAGGATCTCAAGTTATTGATGCAACAAGTTATGCAGTTACAAGTGGAACCCCTGCAAATAATCAAATTATTCCTGTTTATGTTACAGCATTGATTAACACAAGTTCAAATAGTGGGACTGCTCAATTAATGTTTAGATCTGAAACAACAGCAATAGTAACTTTAAAAGCACATTCAATTTTATTAGTAGAAAAAATTATATAAATGGCAGAACAAGCAAATATAAATATAGGCGTAAACGTAGGCGAAGGAGCTAAAAGTTTACGTACACTTAAGCAGGAATTTAAAGACATCCAAAAGGAACTTGACAATGTAGCTGTAGGAACGGATGAATACAGAAAAAAGCTAAAGCAATTAGCGGATGTAAAGGATGAGATTGAAGATTTGAACGAAGCCATTGCATCCAAAACAGGAGCAGGTAAATTTCAGGCTTTGGCTAATTTAGGGTCATCCATTGCCGGTGGATTTGCAGCCGCTCAAGGTGCTATGGCTTTGTTTGGTAGTGAGAGTGAGAATGTACAAAAAGCTTTACTAAAGGTACAAAGTGCAATGGCTTTAGCTCAAGGATTAAAAGAACTTGAGGGTATTGGTGATGCATTTAGTAATTTAAAAGGATTAGTTTCAGACTTTGGAAGATCCGCAGTTAATGCATTTAAAACAATGAGGGGAGCTTTAATAGCTTCGGGTATTGGCGCATTAGTTGTGGCTTTAGGTACTGTTGTAGCTTATTGGGATGAAATATCCGCAGCGATTAGTGGTGTAAGTGAAGAACAACAAAAGTTAAACGAACAAACACAGGCTAACTTAGATGCAGAAAAAGGCAAACTTGATGCCATTGGAGGTCAGGAAAATATTTTAAAGCTGCAAGGCAAATCTGAAAAAGACATTCTTAAATTAAAGATGTCTCAAACAGATGCGGTAATAAGTGCAACAGAAGCACAGATTGAGCAGAACGATATTACATCAAAAGCACAAATTGAAGCAGCTAAAAGGAATCACGATATTTTAAAAGGTATTTTGGATTTTCTTACTACACCTTTAAGATTAATATTACAAAATATTGATTTAGTTGGCAAAGCTATTGGTAAGAACTTTGGATTAGCTGAAGGTTTTAGTAACTTATTAGATAAGGGCGCAAGTTTATTGTTTGATCCAGAAGCGGAAGCAAAAAAAGCAGAGGCAACAAGGCAGGAAAGTTTAAAAGGTTTAGAAAAATTAAAGAATGATCGTGCAGGACTTGAGTTATCCATACAGGCAATTGACAAGGCGGCAGCAGATAAAGCCAAAGAAAGTGCCAAAGCTAAATTAGAAAGTGAAGCGGAATTACAACGTAAGCTTAAGGAGTTAAGGACTGATAATATAAAAGACCAGGAAGTACAGGACTTACAAAGATTAAAAAATCAATACGAAGCTGAGCAGGAATCTATTAGACAATCAAAAGCAAGTGAGGAAACAAAGTCACAAACCTTATTAGCTTTGCGTGAAAAATACAACAATGATTGGAACGCAATAGAGACTAAGTACGAAGAAGAAAGACAAAAGAAAGCGGATGAAGATGCAAAGAAATTAGCAGAGGAAGAAAAGAAAAAAGAGGATGAAAGAATAAAGCAAGGACTTACATTAATTGATGCGCAGGAACTTGAAAAGAAAAACAGACGTGAATTATCATTACAGGATGAAATAGACTTTGAAATACGTAGGTATGACTTATTAAAGTCTAACAAAGAATTGTCAAATGCCGACCTGCAAAAGTTGGAAGAAGAACACAACGCTAAAATGTTGGAACTTCAAAACAAACAAACAGAAGGTGAGAAGGCAATGCAGGAAGCTTTAAGCTATTTAAGGCAAAATGGATTAAATGATTTGCAAACAATTACAAGTCTATTCATTAAGGATAGCGACAAGGCAGCTAAAGCACAAAAAGCTTTTGCGCTTGCACAATTAGCCATTGATTCAGGGCAGGCAATAAGCACCATGATTCCTGCGGCATTTAGAAACGCAAAAGAAGCTTCTAAGGCTGCTCCTGGTCCTGCAGCTCCTATCGTGTATGCATCTGTTTTAGCAGCAGGTTTGGCAAGTGGATTTGCAACGGTAGCAGCAAATGTGGCAAAGGCTAAAGCACTACTCAATAAAGCTCCGGGTGGTGGAGGTGGTGACGTTAGTGTACCAGGTGGTGGAGGTGGAGCAGGTGCGCCTGCAATGGGTCAGACAGTTGGTAATACTACCACTAACATAGAGAATCTACAAAACCAAGGAACGCAAGCACCTCAGCCATTGAAGGCAGTAGTGGTGCAGACAGAAATGGCAAATGTAAATCAACAAGTTAACAGAATTGAAGAACGATCTAAAATAAATTAAAGAATTAGAAAAAATGAACTTACCTATTTACAGACTATTAATTAACGATGAAGAGACAAGCGGTGTTGAATATGTTGCACTTGTTGATGACCCTGCAATCATGAAAAATTGGGTAGCTTTTAATTCTCACAAATTTGAAAGTTACAATGACTATCCAAAAGCGGCAAAGGAGAATGCACAAAGGGCAATTGACTTAAGAGAAAAACATGATTTAAAGTGCGGCACTCCTGTAGGTTGGCAAAGGGCAAACCAATTGGCAAAAGGTGAGAATATTAGTCGTGATACGATTGCGAGAATGGCTGCATTTGAAAGGCATAGAGAAAATTCAAAAGGTGATCCTAAAGAAGATTGCGGAGCGTTAATGTGGTTAGCTTGGGGTGGCGACGAAGGGATAACATGGGCGCAAAGAAAGTTAGAACAAATAGATAGGCAGGATTTTGTTAAGCCTTCAAAGGGTGAGCGTGAAAGTGAATTTATACCAAGATGTATTTCAACCTTAGTTGATGAAGGTAAGGAGCAAGAGCAAGCCGCAGCCATTTGTTATTCCGTTTGGAAGGAAGAACATAAATCTTCAATGCAAATTCACGATGAAGAAAAAAGGGTTATTGCCGGACCATTAATGATTGCAGACCTTCCAATTTACAGGCAGGATGAAAAGTTAGGTGAATATTACGTTGTGTTTGATTCCAAAACAATTGAACAAATATGTTTAAAGTACCACTACCAACAAAACAATAAGAACGTAAACTTAATGCACGATCCTAACCAAAAGGTGCAAGGGGTATTCATGTTCAATGACTTTATCATTAATCGCAAGTTAGGAGTGAATCCCCCAAAAGGTTATGAAAGTTTGCCTGATGGGTCATGGTTTGGATTCTATAAGGTTGAAAATCCAGAGGTTTGGAATAAAGTTAAAGACGGTGAAATTAGAGGTTTTAGTGTTGAGGGTATATTTGAACATCAATTTATTGTAGACAAAGATGCCACACAAATTGAAGCCTTAATGGAGCGTTTCAAGTCACTACGTTCTAAATTAGCCAATATCAAATAATTAGTACTTTTTATTAAACACTTATTATGTCATTAAGAGAAAAATTCAAAGCTGAATACGAAGCTTTAAAAAGCGAGTTGGAACTTGCAACGATGGAATTTAAGTCAATGTTTGGTATTGCACAAAAGTTTAACGACTATAAATTAGGCGATGGAACTATTGTAAAGACAGACGTTGAATTAGGTATTGGTGCAAAGATTGACGTAGTAGACACGGATGGTACTATGGCTCCTTTGATGGATGGTGAATATGAAATCATGATTGAAGAAAAGCCTGTAAAGATAAGTGTAGCAGCAGGTTACGTGACTGAAATGGAATCGCCTGAAATGGAAGAGACTGAGCAACCGGAGGCAGAAGTTGAAAGTGGGGATAAGAAAGAAGATGAGGTAATGGAAGAACACATGCCTACAGAAGAAATGCCTACAGAAGAAATGCCTGCAAATGAACTTGAAACTGTAAAGGCTGAGATTGAAAACCTTAAAGCTGTTATTGCTGAAATTGTAGCAAAAATGGAAGGCTCAATGACATCCGCAGAAGAAACAAACAAATCACTTAGAAATTTAACTATTTCGTTTGAAAAGATATTAGATTCACAAAAGTCGCAATTTGCACTTATTGAGAAAATAGGCAGTGAACCTTCGGTGGAGCCTATCTCAAAGAAAAAAGAGTTTGTAAATGCGGAAGATGTGAAGGCGAATTTTAGAAAACAATTTGGACTTTAATTTAAAACAATAAAACAAAATGGCACTATCATTAGGAACATTATCGGCTTACAGTTATGAAATGACTGCACCGATATTTGAGACTGCGCTTTTAGGTGACAGCTCAACAGACTTGCTTACTAAAGTACCGGGTATTAAAAGCTCTGCTAAAATCCCAGTATTTGATTCAACTGCACCTGCTCAATCTGGTAACGGTTGTAACCCTACTTCATCAGGTACGACTTCAATCACTCAAACAGCTTTATCAACTGTTGATTTTTCAGTTGAAGAGCATATTTGTTTGAAGGATCTTGAGGCTTACTTTACACAGGCTTATTTGCCAGGCGGAGCTAAACCTGAAACAACTGAACTTTTAGACAGAATCGTTAATCGTAAATTAGCTTATATTGCTAAGAACGTAGCACGTACTTTGTTCCAAGGTAAAACAACTTACACTAACTCTACATGGTTAAAGTTAATGAATGGGTATGTTTCTTTGATTGATACTGCAGGAACAGCGGTTGCTGCTACTTCTCAAGCGGATGTAACTACTTCGACAGTACGTGGTATTGTTGAAGAAATGATCTTCCAAAAGATTCCTTCTAGAGTATTAGGTAAGAATCCTGTTTTAGCAATGGGTATGGAAAATTTCCGTGTGTTATTGCAGAAGCTTTGGGCAGATAACTTGTATCACTACATCCCAGGTGCACGTGAAAACAACACAATGGAGTTAATCTATCCTGGATCTAACGTGAAAGTTGTAGGAATCCAAGCTTTGAATAACGATAATGACATCGTTGAAACTGGTGTACTTCCAACTGCGGTTAATGATCGTATGATTGCATTCGACAAAGAAAACTTTGTGTTTGGTTTCGACCAAGAGAATGACTTATCTGATTTTGACGTGTTCTTCGATAAGACATCTAGAAAGCTTAAGTTTTTCCTAGCAGGTAGAATCGGAGTAGCTATTCACGATTACACAGCGGTAGCTCAATACAAAAACACCTAATTAATAATTAAGGGCGGTTAATAGCCGCCTTTTTAAATAAAATATTATGCCAACAAATTGCGTTATCATTGAAGGATTATCTCTCGACTGCAAAGGAGTTGCAGGGGGGATCGACACTATTTACTTGGCTGAGTTTGAAAATGTTTCTGCGGTTACTGCATCTTCGGGAGTTGTTTCGGGTATCACTATGGCATCCGGTAAGAAATTCTTTGAATATAAAGTAAGACCTGAGAATGCGACATTTACTCAAGAACAAACATTCAGCAAAGAAAATCAAAGTTATTTTTCTAATCAAACACTTACTTTTGACATCTTCAAAATGAGTGCTAAGAATAGAAACATAATTAAACTTTTAGTACAAAATAGACTAATGGCTATTGTTAAGTCTACAGAAGGGACTTATTGGTTATTAGGTGAGACAAGAGGTATGGATGTTATCACTGTTAGCGAATCCACTGGTAAAGCTATGGGTGACAAGAATGGTTCAATGCTTACTTTACAAGTAAACGAGCCAGATCCTGCAAACACTGTTAATTCAGGTATTATTTCTGGTTTGCTATAATTTCTGTTTGTCATGTTTAGAAAGGGGGCTTTTTAGCCCCTTTTTTATTTAATATAGCCAAATTCAAAAATTTAGTACTTATTAATATGCAAGTAATTAATAAAGGACAAAGCAATAAGTTTGTAGTGACTTTAAAGGAAAAACAGACCTTGACAAATCCTTATTTTTTATTTGAGTTTACAAACAAGGTTGAGAGGAATCCTATTTATGTAATACTTACAGACGTAAGTGGATTCCCTGATAGGTTTAATCAATTTAACATTGTGGAAGGTACAACGGTAAATTTAACCGAGGAAGGTGAATGGGATTACAGAGTGTTTGAGCAGTTAAGCAATTCTAATTTGAATCCTTCACTTTCAGACAATAAAGTACCATTGGAAGTTGGGATGTTATATGTTAAAGGAACACCTACAATCACGAAAAAACAATACGTAAAAACACAAACTATAAAAACGTATGGCGCAGGAGTTTAGTAATATGTTAATGGTATTGAAGTTGAATGCTTCAAAAGTGCCTGTTTTTAAAGAAGAAAAAAACAAGGATTGGATTATTTATGGTGCGGATGACAAAGAGTTTAAAAATCGCTATCCTGATTACCTTTTAAAGCTTTTTAATCGTTCTTCTAAGCACAATGCTATCCTAACCTCAAAAGCCTTTTATATTGCAGGTAATGGTGTTACAATTAAGGATGAGGGAACAACTACTACAAGCAAGTCAATACGTTTAGACTATTTAAAACAAGCTAACAAATACGGTGAAACAATAAGCGATATTGTTTACAAATGTACATTAGATAGGCTTATTTTCGGTGGCTTTTATTTAGAGGTTATTTGGAACAAGGCAGGAACTGATTTTGAGTATTACAATATAGACTATACCAAAATTAGGATGGATAAGAGTGAGGATGGTTATTGGTATTCAAATGATTGGTCGCAAACTACACAGAACGCAGAAAAAACTGAATTAGAGTATATTCCTAAATTCGATCCTGAGAATCCTACAGGAAGACAATTAATGTGCATGAAGATGTACAGACCGGGAATAAAATATTATCCTTTGCCTGAATACGTATCTTCAATTCCTTACGCTGAAATGGAATATGAAATTTCAAACTTTTGGCTTAATGGAATAAAATCTAATTTCAATGCGGGTACTATTGTAAGTTTTAACAATGGAAGACCTACAGAGGAAGAAAAACAGGATATATTCGACAAGCTACAAAACCAATATACTGGGACGGATTCAGCTAATAGTTTGTTAGTAATGTTTAACCAAACTAAGGACAACGCTCCGACAGTTGATAGGTTACAAGCTACAGACTTTGATAAGCAATTCGACATACTTAATAAGACCGTACAGGAAGAACTTTTCATTGGTCACAAAGTAGTCAATCCAATGTTAATGGGGGTTAAGACTCCTGGACAATTAGGGGGTCGTAATGAATTAATAGAGGCTTTTGAGTTATTCAAAAATACTTATGTACATCCTCACCAATTAGAATTAGAAAAATTCTTTAATAAGTTATTCGAGTACAAAAGAAGTCCGGTAAAAATTAAAATGGTTGAGGTTGAGCCTATCTCAAATCAATTGACTGAAAATACACTTGTTCAAATTTTAACTAAAGATGAATTAAGGGCAATGGCTGGTTATCCTCCAATTGAGCAAGAACAAGCTATGCAAGAGTTTAGTTTACAAGAATTTAAGATTAACGAAAGTGAGTTAAAAGCCTTAGACGTATTTAAAAAGTACGGTAAACCTTCCGATACCTATGAATTTGTTAATGATCTTTTTGCTGATGACTATAAAAAGAAATGGAAACAGATTCTTGAAATTCTCAAAGAAAGTCCCACACTTGAAAGTAAAGAGATAGCAAAGGCGTTAAAGATGGAAGTTGAAGCGGTTGACAAGGCTATTGAGAAAATGATTGAGGACGGAGCAATTGAGGTTAAAAAAGATGAAAGACTTTTGACTGATAAAGCTGAAACAATACTTGAGGAAAAGCCAGTTAGTAAAGTTGAGGTTATGTATTCGTATGGTTTAAACCCTAGCGTTTCCGGGCCAATATT